GGATTTAGAATGTATTGTTTTTCATACATCAGGCAGAACAGGCGCCCCAAAATTCATTTCGCATACGCCAAAAACATTGTTAAATGTGGGCGAATATATGGGGGATTTGCTTTTGGATACAAATGATAGAAGTTTATTTTGTGCGGAAAAAATAACACACGCATACGGTTTTGCATTATCAATTTGTGTTGCATTAAAAAATGATATAACCGCAATTTTATTGGATGCTAGTCCATCAAAATTAAATTTATGCCATTATATAAACACATATAAGCCAAGTATTTTTGCTGGAACTCCGCGTCATTTTGAATTTATTAAAGATGAGGAATTCACAGGCGTAAGGTTGGCAGTCAATGCTGGCTTTGCACCGATTAATCAATTAAAAGGTGCGGCCTTTCTTAATGGGGAAGGCTCCACAGAAACATTGGGGTTTTATAAAGCAAATGGAATACCATTGAAATATGATAATATAATTGCTACATAATAAGATAAGACATTGCCCGCGTTCCGAAAGAGTAGAACAAAATAAAGTTAGACTTGTATTAGAGGCATTAAAAGCACAAATCATTGCTGGTGGATTAGATTACACAACCGCAATTGCTGAAAAGAAGATTGTAGAAGACGCTAAAGTAGCTGCAAATAGTTAGGTAAAAGACTGTCTTTAAGTGTTCCTATATTATAGTTGATATTAAACGGGTGTAATGTAAAACTTTTAGTTAAATACAATATAACAGAGAATAACTATGGCATTAACACAGGTAACACCGGACGTACTACATAATATACAAAGTAATGTTACCCAAGTAGGTACTCTAAGTAACCTATCGGTCACTGGTAATATCACATCAGGTAATGTAACTGCAACTAATTTTACAGGAACTGCTAGTCTAGCAAATAATGCCAGCTTCCTTGGCGGAACAGCAGCCGCCAGTTATGCGCTAGGATCAGCAGTTACAACCGTTAGTAATTCAGTTGCTGGAGCGAATGCAGCAATAGTTACAGCCAACACCAACATGAAAGGTTATGTTGATGCAGCCAATACTATACAATCAAATGAAATCACTACAGTAAGTAGTTCAATTACGGGTGCTAATGCTGCAATAGTTACGGCCAATACCAACATGAAAGGTTATGTTGATGGACAAATATCAACTACTAGTTCATCGATAACCACAGCCAACACCAACATGAAAGGTTATGTTGACGCAGTTACTACTGCATGGACAGCCAATGCTGGAGTACAAGCTGGTAGTATTGCTACTCTAACTAGCAATGCTGCAACACAGTCTGGACAAATTGCAAGTAAGGCTGATTTAAGTGGAGCCACATTCACTGGCAATGTTACAACCAGTGCCAACGTTAAATTCACGGGTTGGCAGATTTACGAAACTGGTACTAGTTTATATTTTGCCTACAATGGCGCAGTTAAAATGAGCCTGAACACCTCAGGTACCGTAACTGTCACTGGCGACATAGCAGGCTTTGGAACCCCGTAATGCCGTTACCATCCAGTGGTGTAATTAAATTCAGTGACATCAACGTAGAACTTGGTGTTGCAGCTAACACTAGTCGCAAATTAAGTGATAGTGCTGTGCGAACCTTATTTGAAATAGCCAGCGGCCGTATTACTTTGAGCAACGGATTTGGTAAAAGTAACTTACGAACAGTGATAGCTATGTCGTCGGCTTTGGCACCGTATGTATATGCATGGCCGTGGTCCAATGGATTCGGCGCTAAATATGCCGACCCGTCGGCAGCATTATCTTCTCCGGGATCGTTAAAGTTTACTCATTCGAGCACAGCAATAGCAGTCGTACAATCTGGAACTCCGGGAATAGTTGCATACTCTTGGTCCAGCGGATTTGGAAGTAAATATGCCGACCCAGCAACACCACCACCGACTATTGTTACTACTATAGCCTTTACTCCTTCGGATGATGCAATAGCTGTTGCTTCCACTACAGGTATAAGGATATCTGCATACTCTTGGTCTAATACTACTGGAGTTGGAATTAAATATGCCGATCCGGCATCGCTGCCACTTGGTGCCCGTGGGCAAGGTGTGTGCTTTAATCCGCAAGGAACTGTGCTAGCAATGGTCCAGCGGAGTTACGTCGAAGCATGGTCTTTTTCTAGTGGATTTGGCAGTAAATATACCAGTCCAACTCAGCTAGGATCAGGCAATAACCTATCAGCAATTACCTTTAATCCGCAAGGGACTGCTCTGGCCGTTCCCGTAGCTAACATAGCACCATATATACATGTATGGGCGTGGTCCAATGGATTCGGCAGTAAATATGCCGCCCCAGCGACGCCAATAGGCTCAAACCCATTATGGTCACCCCAAGGCAGTGCATGGAACGCTACATTTAGCCCTTCAGGAAATGCTATAGCTGTTGGTCACAATCACTTCCCTTTTGTAACTGTATACGCTTGGTCCAACGGATTTGGCAGTAAATATGCCGACCCAGTGACGCCAATAAACCTCAATTACGGGATGGACCAAGTTAGCTCCGTCGGATTTAATATTTCAGAAACCGTAATAGTGCTTTGTGCGTATCAATACCAAGGCACTGGCGGTATTATGCAGGCATACGTTTGGTCCAATGGATTCGGAGCTAAATATGCCGACCCAGCAAATGCACCTACTAATAGCTCCCGACTAGCTGTTAACTACATTTAAATTTTAATAGGAGAAATAACCATGATAGTAACACAAGATGAACATTTAGATACTTTAGTAACAAACGCATACCACAGAGAAAAGGAAGTCTATCAATACCAAATAAATGTAGACAACTATACTGTGATGCTTACTGGTTTACCAACCGACGCTATTCCTGATAATCTAGCACAACATATTAATACAGACACGCAAAATTTACCCTGGGATATGAGTGATGAAGATGTTCAGACAATAGCTCAATACCAATACCGTGATAAATTGCGTTCATTGTTGCGTTCTGAAAGAGTAGAGCAAAATAAAGCACGCCTAGTATTAGAAGCATTAAAGGCACAAATTATTGCTGGTGAACTAGACTATCCTACTGTAATTGCTGAAAAGAAAATAACTGAAGAGGCAAAACTTGCCGCAGTATAATAAGGAATGGCACGAAATTGAAGCACTAGAAGATGATACAGTATTTGTAAACATATTTGCAGAAGGCCACATGTAAAAATGTACTATAAATAATATTCACAGGGAAAATGATCAATATTAACCCAGCAAAAGTAGTAAATACACTATAACAGAGAATAACTATGGCATTAACACAGGTAACACCAGACGTACTACATAATATACAAACAGGGTCAACTTACATAGTTACTTCAACTGGTACATCAGCCACCCAGTTATTTTGGTATGAGTTGCGCTAATATAAAACTATATAAATCACCAAACTTAAAATCTCAAATCTCAACTAAATACATATAACAAACTGTGCCAGCTCAGGGGAATATGGAACCGCCGCTACCATTCAGTTTACTATATACTAATAATTATAAGCGGAGTTTTAACCTATGGCAGTTCTAACCAGAATTAAGAATAATCAGATTACGGATTCAACGATCCTTGCTAACACCAAGATTGTTCCAGGATCTATTGTAGGTAGCTTATTTAATGCTAATCTAACAGTAGCCAGTGATGTTACCATTACTGGTAATCTAACAGTTCAAGGTGCTAGTAGTTACCTTACTGTAGCAAGTACCAACACTTATGTTAACGATCCATTAATTGTCCTAAACAATGCGTTTACTGGAACAAACAGTTACGATGTTGGTCTAATATTCAATCGTGGTAATCAAACCAGCACAGCGTTGATTTGGAACGAAAATGATAACCAATTTGAACTCACTTATACAACTGAAACTGGCACAAGCTACGCCACTATTGACAACAGCGGATTTGCTAACTTAAAAGTTGGTAATCTTACAGTCGCTGGCATTACAACAATAGATGATATTGGCGCCGGCAATCTTACATTAACTGGCGATCTAGCAGTTAATGGCGGCGATATAACCACAACTGCCACTACATTTAATCTATTAAACACTGATGCTACTACAATCAGCGCATTTGGTGCTGCAACTACCTTGGGTATTGGTGCATCAACTGGTACACTAACCTTAAACAATGCTACTGTAACAACACCTGGGCAAATAGTTACTACACGTGCTGGTAGTGCTACAACAGGTGATGGCCAAATTTACCTAAACGGTAGCACCAGCAATCGTATAGATTGGAACACAAACGGCACAGGTGCTCCGGCATTTACTACAAGAACCGATGGTACTAAAGTAGTTCTTTATCCTGCACTAAGTGGTAGCACAGTTGATTACGCTATTGGTATCGATTCTGCAACATTATGGACGAGCGTTCCGGAATATGGTGACTCATTTAACTTTAAATGGTATGGTGCTACAACACTAGTAGCAAACTTATCAGGTACTGGTAACTTTACAACTGTAGGAGATGTTGCTGTTAACGGTGGTGATTTAACTACCACAGCGGCTACATTTAATTTAATTGATACAGATGCTACCACAGTAAACTTTGCTGGTGCGGCAACAACTATTGATATTGGTGCTACAACTGGCACACTAACGATTAACAACCCGACTGTAGTTGGCTCACAAACAACGCAGGACTTATATAATACAGTTGCTACAACACTAAACTTTGCTGGAGCAGCTACCACATTAATAGTGGGTGCAACTACTGGCATAGCAAACATACGTAATGCAACTACCAATATTATTGGTAATGCTACTGTAGGCGGTAAACTTACAATGGGTAATATTATTACCCTAGCTAATGGTGCGGTAATTAAAGACACGTCTGGCAATGCAGTAGCATTTGGACACAGTGCTGGTTTAACTAGTCAAGGACCTAGCTCGGTAGCTATTGGTGCGTTTGCAGGAGAGAATACACAATCAGATTATGCTGTAGCCATAGGACGTAGTGCTGGTTTAACTACTCAAGCTACAGAAACTGTTGCGGTTGGTATATATTCTGGAACTCTGCAACAAGAACAATACGCCGTAGCAGTTGGCGCTTGGGCAGGTCAATACAACCAAAGTATAGGATCGATAGCAATAGGCTATGAAGCTGCTCACAGTGAAAACGGTGATTATGCAATTTCTATAGGATACAAAGCTGGATATCTTGCTCAACCTGCTAGAACTATTGTTCTTAATGCTAGCGGAGATCAAACTAACGGCGTAGCGGCACAAACAGACAGCTTCTATGTAAACCCAATTAGAAATGCCACTGGCAACGTAGGTACATTACAATACAATAGTGTTACTAAAGAAGTTACATACAGCTTAGACTTAACATTGGCTAATATTACCTTAACAGGTGACTTAGCAGTTAATGGTGGTGACTTAACAACTACCGCTAGCGCATTTAATTTATTAAACTCAAATGCTACTACTGTAGATGCATTTAAAGCTGCTACTGATTTAGAATTTGGTGCTACAACTGGTACATTAACAATTAATAACCCAACTGTAGTTGGCTCACAAACAACACAAGATTTATACAACACAACAGCAACTACAGTAAATGCATTTGGTGCTGCCACTACATTAATAGTAGGCGCAACTACAGGCATTGCAAACATACGTAATGCAACTACGAATGTACTTGGTAATTTAGTAGTTGCTGGTACAATGGGTGTAACTGGTGCGGTAACACTAACTGATGATTTAGCTGTTAATGGTGGTGATTTAACTACAAGTGCCAGCACATTTAATTTAGTTGATGCCAATGCTACTACTGTAAACTTTGCTGGTGCAGCGACTACCATTGATCTAGGTGCTACAACTGGTACATTAACAATTAATAACCCAACTGTAGTTGGCTCACAAACAACACAAGATGTATTTAATACAACTGCTACTACAGTAAATGCATTTGGTGCCGCCACTACACTAATACTTGGTGATACTTCGGGTACAGCAAACATCCGCAATGCAACTACAAACATTGAAGGTAATGCAGTAGTTGGTGCTACACTTTCAGCAAATAGTATACAAGCAACACCAATTGGGTCAGTAACTGCAGCCTCTGGTAAATTTACATCAGTAACCGACGAATCATTAACAGCAACTAGAGTAACATTTGCCGGTACTGGTGGAGATTTAGACGATAGCGCAAACTTGACGTTTGTTACAGACACACTATCTATTAGAAATGTATCGATTAACGGTGAAACTAATACTATCGCTGCAGTTGGTGGCAATCTTAACTTATCAGCTAGCACCAATGTAATTGATGGCAACGGTGCGACTGTGGCAAATATTGCTGACCCTACAGATCTGCAAGATGCAGTTACATTAAGTTATTTAAACACACAAATTAACAGTGGTGTTACAAACTTACAAACAGATAATTCCGATATCACTATAACAGACAATGGTAACGTGGCAGGTGTTATCACAACTAATGTAGACGGTGTATTAGTTTCGACCATTACAACAAATTCAGCGGCATACTTTACAGATTTATTAGTAATAGATGACGCTACTTCTAATGTATCCGTTGGTGGTTCATTGTTTGTTCAAACTACCAGTCAGTTTATTGGAAATGTTACAGTTGATGCTAGTGTAGGACGTGGATTCCACGTTAGCAACAGTACAGCACAGTTTGCAAAAACAGTAACATTTGATGCTAATGTAGATATTAGTGGTAACATTAACGCAACTGATACTACACAAAGTATTAACAGTTCAACTGGTGCAATTACTACACTTGGTGGTGTTGGTATTGCTCAAAACTTAAACGTAGGTGGTGATGTAGTTATCACAGGTAACTTGCAGGTTGATGGGTCTGTAACATCAGTTAACACAGCAACATTAGATGTTGAAGATTTAAACATCACAGTGGCTAAAGGCGCTGCAAATCCAGCAGCCGCTAACGGTGCAGGTCTAACCATAGATGGCGCCAATGCAACTATTTTATGGACTAATGCAACCCAATCAGTTAATTTTAATAAAAATATAGTTACACCGGGTGCCAATTTCACAGGCACTGTTACAGTAGCTCCGAGATTTACAGTAACGTCGTTTGATGGCAACTCTGTAACAACATTAAGTGGTAACGACATCACCACAAGTGCAACAACAGCAAACCTATTTAATACCACTGCTACCACGATAAACTTTGCAGGTGGAGCAACTGCACTTATATTAGGTAGCACAACAGGTATTGCAAATATACGTAATGCAACTACAAATATTATTGGCGCCGCTACAGTAGGTAGTACATTATCAGTCACTGGTGAAACTACGTTAACTGCTAACTTAGCAGTTAATGGTGGAGACATTACAACCACTGCTAGTACATTTAACTTAGTAAATGCAAATGCTACAACAGTTGATGCGTTTAAAGCTGCAACTGATTTAGAATTTGGTGCCACAAGTGGTACGTTGACTATCAATAACCCGGCAGTAGTTGGCACACAAGCAACACAAGATGTATTCAATACTAATGCTACAACTGTAAATGCATTTGGTGCAGCAACAACACTTATAGTTGGTGCTACCACCGGTATAGCAAACATACGTAACGAAACAACAAACATTATTGGTAATGCTACAGTTGGTGGCACACTTGGTGTAACTGGCCATGTAACATTAGAAGGAGTTACATCATCTGGCGCTACTGGTACAGGTAATATAGTATTCAGTAATAGCCCAGTACTAACAACACCAAACATTGGCACACCTGGCTTTGCTAACTTATCTAATGCAACAGACTTGCCTATAAGTACAGGGGTTAGTGGACTTGCTACAGGAGTAGCTACATTCTTAGCCACCCCTTCAAGTAGTAATTTAATCACAGTAGTAACAGATGAAACTGGCACTGGTAATTTGGTATTCAGTACAAGTCCAGTACTAACAACGCCAAACATCGGCACACCTAGTTTTGCTAACTTATCTAATGCAACCGGCTTACCGTTAACAGGTGTTACTGGCTTTGGAGCAAATGTAGCTACATTCTTAGCAACACCATCAAGTAGTAATTTACTAGATGCTGTTACCGACGAAACAGGCACTGGTAATTTAGTATTCAGTACAAGCCCTACATTAGAAACATCATTGGTAGCAGGTACTAGTAGCTTTGATCTAGTTAACACAACAGCCACTACAGTAAACTTTGCAGGTGCAGCAACAACATTAAGTGTTGGTGCAGCCACAGGTACTACAACGGTCAATAACGATTTAGATGTTGCATTAACAGTAACAGCACGTGATATTAACAGTACTGTAATTGGTAACGTATCTGCCGCAGCTGGTACATTTACAACTGTAACAGACACAGGCTTAACTGCAACAAGAATTACCTATGCTGGCACAGGTGGCTTATTATCTGACTCATCTGACTTTACCTTTGCATCAAACATTTTAACAGTTAAAAACTTTAGTATTAATGGTGATACCGCAGAAATTTCTGTAATTGGCGGCAGTGGTAATGTTACATTGAATCCAGATGCAGGTGGTGTAATTGATGCAACAGGCTCGTTGATATCTAATATTGCTAATCCGGTCAGCGCACAAGATGCAGTAACATTAGATTATTTAACTACTACACTGGCTTCAGCTAGTGCTACCTCTATTTTACAAAATAATACAGACGTTACTGTATCTGATTCGGGCAATGGTACAATTACAGCTAATGTTGATGCTGTTAATGTGTTTACAATATCTAATTCATCCGCTAATTTCTACAATGGATTTGTAACATTCACTGACACTACTAGCAATGTTACAATTGATGGATTAGCGTATATTTCAGGTAATGCAACAGTATCAGGTGAATTATCTGTTGCTGGACAAGTTACGTTTAGTGATACTACTGAAAGTGACTTTTCTGGCGGCGGTGCATTAAGTGTAGACGGCGGTATTAGTGCTGCTAAATCAATTACAGCAGGCGGCAACTTAACTGTCGATGGTGCTAATGTAACATTTGGTGATAATACTGTATTTTACTCATCATATACTACAATAAACAATCAGGGTATCTACCACGAACAAGGTTCTGGCAGAAGATCTATCCAAATAAAAGCTAATGATAATACCTATGGTGGTGGCATTGCATCAGGTGATAGCAATGGAACTTATGTATACTCGGCTACCGGAATGCAGTTTGCTACAGGAACTACATTAAGAACTAGCCTCTATCCAACAACTCTTGGTAATATTGGCGTACAAATTACACAAAACGGTAATTTGATTGCTCAAAGTGGAACAGTAAGTACAAGTATATCGACAGGTGCATTAGTTGTAGTTGGCGGTGTTGGTATTAGTGATAGCTTGTTTGTGGGTAATGGCGCAGTAATAAACGATACGCAATCGAATGAAAACTTTGTTGTTAAAGGTACAAATTCATCTAGTTTATTCTTAGCAGATAGTACTAATAATGCTGTGGTGTTTGGCGGCAACTTAACATCGGCTGTTGCCGGATCTATAGCAACATTTACCGGTTCAAGTGCAATTATATTACCAGTTGGTGATGTTAGTCAACGTCCAAGTAATTCCGGTGCCACTGATGTTATAGGTATGGCACGATATAGTACATCATCCAACAATATTGAATTCTTTGATGGTACATCATGGCAAGTAGCAGGTAGCTCATTTACATTAGTTACAACAAATGCATTTACAGGTAACGGAGTTGCAACTAACTTTACATTATCGGCGCCATCAACAACATCAGCTCTTATTGTTGCAATTAACGGAGTTGTGCAATATCCAACACTATCATATAGTGTAGGTGGAATAAACAGTGATGTATTAACATTCACCGAAGCTCCGGCTGTTGGTGATATCATTGATGCTAGAGCATTAAGTACATCCACAACAGTATCAGCATTATCCAACGGTAATGGCTATGTACAATTTAAAGTTAATGATACCTTTGCTAACGTAATAGCCGGTACAAGCACAGTTGAAACTAGAATGAGTATTTCGGCAGCTACTGGTACAGCAACATTCATGAATGATGTTGTTATTAACGGTAACTTAACAGTCAAGGGTGATACAGCAGGTAATATTAATCTTGGTGATTCTAACACAGATAATGTTATATTCTTTGCAGACATTAATAGTAATGTTATTCCAAATGGTAACGAAGTTCATAATCTGGGCGCCACCGACAAACGTTGGGCGAATACTTATACCGATGCTCTTGTTGCTAGAATTATTGTAGCAGATCCAGCTGCAGTATCGGTGGGTACTTCGGATGTGGTGATTGATACATTTGATGCAACAGTATACAGAAGTGCAAAATATGTATTGTCAATTTCAAATTCGTCACTAGGCGAGTATGAAACTGCTGAAGTATTAGTAGTACACAATGGCACCACTGCATACAAAAACCAATATGCTACTATGTATACAGGTACAGCAAGTTTAGGTACTATATCAGCGACGTATACTAGCGGGACAGTTGAGTTATCATACCAAGGTGCAAATGCTGGTAATGCAGTAAAAATACAAACAACATATATTAAGGTATAAAAATTAATGCTTCCTTTAGTTAAACGATATCGTAAGGATTATACTACAGAATCAATTGTAGTTGAGCGTAATTATAATAACGGAGTTTGGCACGATACAACAGAAAATGTGCCAAACGCTATTACTAATATACAAATATCTAATCAAGCAATTGTATTGGGTAATGGATTAAGCAGACTAGATTTAAATCTATCCGTGATTAAAAATCACCACGGTGGTTTACTTGGCGCAAAAACTCTACAAAGTTATGGTTGCAATGCCTTGTATAGAGATTTTGCTCCTGATTTTCTAATAGCAACTGGTAATGAAATGATTAAAGAACTAGCGGAGAGTGCTTATATCAATGATCATATTGTATACACTAACGCCGAACATACCTTACAATATCCTAATAAATTTTATATGATTCCGTACAATTCATATATGGATGCAGGAACCACAGCAGCATATATTGCAGCATTTGATGGACATAAACGAATATATATGTTGGGCTTTGATCACCAATCGGGTCGTGGATTTAATAATAACGTATATGCTGGCACTGCCTGTTATCAACCGGTTAGAAGTGATGTGTTAGATACTCGCTGGATAGAAGCACGTAAGATGTTGTTTGATGTTTATAATGATGTTGAATTTATTCTAGTATCGCGTACAGGAAGAATGACTGTGTCGGACACATGGGCAGGCTGTTTAAATTTTAGACAAGCATCATTACGCACATTTGCGTTAGAAGTGGATCTATAATATAGATTCTAAAGTTTTAATCTTAGCAACAACTTCTTTAAAATTAACAGTACGCCATACACCTGGATGCAAGGGTTTAGGATGATCATCCAAATTAACCCAACAATACCCTCTGTGCTCGTGATTTAATTCAGGTACAAATTCTTCATTGACGGGTAGTAAAAACGTATGATATGAGAAATTGTTTTTATCACTGGTGAATTTTTCGATAGGTATTACTCTGGCAGAGGAAAAATCTACACCTAATTCTTCTGTAAGTTCACGATGTAGGGATTCGAGTAACTGCTCGCCACTATCGATCTTACCACCTGCTAATCCCCATGTACCTGCGTATCTACTTGAATTACGTAATAGAAAAAGATATCGATGTGTAGTTACACAATAAATGAACGTGCCGACACCTTCAATTGATTTATTTGATACTGATTCTTTTATTTTAGTTAACATATTAACTATTATACTACACTAACTGATAAATGTCAACTAAAGAACTAATGTCCAATTTCCGTTACGATATTCCCCTTCAAACGATTTAACCCACTGATTGAGATTCCATTTATACTGCGTTCCAGTATTCAAATTTGACACATATTGTAACACAGTTTCGGCCGCGCTGTCAAACACCACAGTCCAGTGTGTACCATTAAATTCAATAATATCGTTGGCACCTGCTATTAAATCTAAATCATCTGTACCACGCCACGCACTTGGGCCATCAAACGCACCATTTGCAGTACTACCGATTGCATTTAATATTAAATAACGAGTACCTGTTACGGCGCTTTGTGCCAGTGCAACCGCAGTATTCTTTCGAGGATCGACAATAGCATCGATTGCATCTAGTGTATTTGCTGGATAGGTATCGATATCCGCATTGAAAATTAATAGACTATCATCGGTTGGGTGATAGCTAACTGTACCGATAATCTCCGATACTCCGTCATTCGCTAGTAATCTAATTTGACTAATGCCTTCGACCAATGAACCGTAGACATTAACTAAATTGTGCCAATTATCTCGTGTGCCGATTTTAGTTGGAGTAGTTAACGTGGGTTCTCTTAAGGTTTCTACGTCTTGTATTTTAAGCAAGGTAAGCGTGTTGCCAATTAATAAAACTCCGTAGTCCAAGGGAGTATAATACATACGAGTACCCATTAGATTATCTTCGGTGTAAGCAGCAGAGTTTAAATCACCCTGTGCATCATGTATATTTGCAATAATTTTTTGTATAACACCCAGCTTTTTAACTTTGGCGGGCGGGCTAATCCAAATAGGCAATTTAAATGTCAGTGTAGCAACATCAATTTGATTTTCAGTGCCCACAGGTATTGCCCGGCTTGACCAATTAGGGCTATCTAAATATATAACACTTAAACTTGTCCAGTCGATATAATTGTCTGTACTTTGTATTTCTAAACCTGGATTAAATAACGGTAATATTTGTTCAATCAATTGTAATTTTTGTTTAGTATTACTAGTCCATATATCTAATTTTAATTCTAATGTATATGGCACAGGCATTATGCGTTCGATAGTAAATGCGTTACCTTGTGTTTGTTCGTAGGTATCTGTATCTGAATCATATTTACGTTGACGTATACTCATATTATTAACGTAAGTTGGGCTCTGTACACGATCTCTATCGTAGGTTAATCCGCTGATATATGTAGCCATTGCTGGCACAGTCTGCATAGTGTTTTCACTATTGTTTGCTAAAATTGCCGCAACTTGTCTGCTACCATCTGCATAATAAACTGGTACACGTTGTAGAGTTTTGCTACCAGTGCGATCCTGTCCAAACTCAACTTCGTAGCCGCTCATTATTCTAATGAATTGTACTACAAAGCGTTCAATTTGACCATCATAAAAATATTGACTGCTCATTAGTTATCCGCCAAAGGTGAAAGTATGTCAGATAAACCCTGACGTTCCGGTGTTACTTTACTGTAAACTGTGTATTCTAGCATATCGTTACTAGATAGTGTATTTGTGATGGTAAATGACACATTTCCAGCAGTATTTGCTACAGTATTGGTAATATGTGTGCCATTTAATGTAGTTTTTACGCCATGTGTGCTAACATACGCAATTTTTGTTACAACTGTCTTAGTTGACATATTAAATGATAATGTTTTTGCGTTGCCCGCCGGAGTGTAAGAGGTAGTCT